GTGGGCGGCGTAACTGCGACCAATGGCCAGCAGTTCGGAAACGCGGGCGCGTTCGTTCTGCATACCGCGTTCGGCGGTGTTGCTGGTATCGGTTGCTACGGCGGCAGGGATTGCAGCAGCGGGAGTTTCCGCCGCGTCGGGAATTTGATTTTTATCCATGTTTCGATTTCCTTTTTCAGGGGTTGGGTTTACAGGGTTTTCAATAAATGGTTCCGCCGATCTGCCGACACCAACTGTCGGGTCGGCCGGAACGGTTACAAAGCTGATTTCATACGGCATCCAGCGGGTAACGATGTAACGGTAGTCCTCATCGTCTGCATCGGGATTGTCCAATACCATGTCTTCCACGCGGTAGCCGACGCTGATATGGCGTAGGATGCCGTCTTGCACGTCTTGGAATTTTTCCGCCGCTTTCGCACCGTTGCCAAAACGTACCAAGGCACGGCCGCGCTTGTCGGCATCAATCCAAGCACGTTCGATGACGCCGATTTGGTCGCTCCAGCCATGATTGAACAGCACCGCGCCACCGTCGTTCAGACGGCTTAAGTCAACGGCACCCGCCGCATGACTTAATACTTCTTCGCCGAACCAGCGTTCTACCGGCTCTTCGCTGGAAAACGCTACTTCGACCGTCCGTTTTTCAACATCAACACTTTCGCGCTGAAATACGGCAAAGCGGCTCATTTGCTGCATTAGCGCCTTATCAGGCTTCATTTTCTTCATTCGGGTTATCCTCCGATTCCGGTTCTGCCGCCGATGCGGCCGGTTTTACGTCGGCAATGATTCCTTTTCCTGCCAACATCTGGTTTTCCTGTTCGATTTGGGTAATAACATCTTCAAAATCCAAACCCATTTCCGCGCAAATATCGCGGCGGGATTTGACCGCCAGCGCCACTGCCTCTTTATGCGCATTAATATCTTTCAGCGGGTCAACCCACGACCAGCGGCGCCCCTGCCAGTTGCAGGCCTTGAACTTGTCCAGCTTGCCGGCAGGCAGCGATTTGCCGGACGGCATCTTGATTGCGCCCATTAGCAACGCCGCCTCAATCCAGCGATCGAATACGTCATACAAGAACGCTTCGGCAAACCAGTTTTGCAACGTCATCCATGTGTCGCGTTCCTCCAGCGTCCCGCTGCGGATACTGGAAAAGTTCACGCCCTCAAGGTCGTTCGCCAAGCTGTGATAAGCCACGTTCAGACCGCTGGCGATACCGCGCAGGCTGGCTTTGACGAATGCGTCGTAATTGGCGTGCGGGTAATCCGGGTCGAACGGCGTAAAGTCGTAACCCTGCGGCAGTTCGTGGAACGTACCCGGCTCGACCGAATCGATTAAATCGATGCTGCCGCGCCCGTTATCGACCTCTTGCCCGTCAATCGGCGGCATGAAGTTGTCGGCATCTTCCGTCTGTTTGAAAAAGCCCATTTTCGATGCACCGACACGGGCAGCGATAATGGCCGCTTCCTGATAGCCCGACAGATTTTGCAGGCCGATGATGGCCGAAGCCACCCACGGAAAGCCGCGCCGCTGCTCTGGGCGGTCATGCAGGAAAATATGGCTGATTTGCGCTGCCGGCACCCGTTCGCGCAAATTGCCCGTATTCGTCTGTCCGTATGATTCGCCCGGATGCGCCGTCCGCAACCAGTACGCCACAGGACGGGAATAGCTGTTTAGCTCGACACCCATGCGCACGGCGTTACGCCCGTTTTGCTGCGGAACGTTGTATCCCGTATCCAAACGGTCAATATCCAGCACCTGCAACGCATAGCCGTAATCATTATCAAACCCTGAAATATGACGAATCAGCACTTCGCCGTCCCGCGCCACGCTGCGAATCAGCAGCCGTTGCAGGTCGGTAAAAGACATCTGGCCGGTAACGTCGCACACACCGCGCCGCGCCCAGCGGGAAAACGCTGCTTCGATGGCTTTGTTCGCCAAGGCATCGGGCTTGTCGGCGTTATCCAGCAAAACACGCATTTGCAGGGCGAAACCATCGCGCCCGATAACGTTACTTTCGACCATGTTCAAAAACTTGCGCATGTAGTCGTTGTCGCGAGCAAGGCTGCGGGCGCGGGCGCGCAGGCGGTCAAGGTCTGACCGTGCCAAAGCGTCCGCAGACCAGTTTTGCGGCTGCCATGAAGCCAGCGATCCTACCGGCCGCGCCCCTGCATAGCTGCGGCGGGCTGTTTTCGGGGCGGCTTCCCGCCTGCCGAACAAACGCGCAAAAAAACCGCGCTTTTGCGGCGCGGCATTTGATTGTTTTGCCATAGCTCATCCTAAAATCGCGTGATGATACGGCCTGAACGGCGCGGAGAAATACCCGCCGCCGCTTCCAGCCGCTTGATTTCCTGCTGCCAGAACCGTATCTGCTTCAACAAATCGGCAAGGCTGGAAAATTCCATTTCGCGGTCTTTGATTTTGTACCGCTTGGTCATGCCCCTGCCTACCGCATGTTCCTTGTATGCCTTCCGAAGGCTGTTCAGAATTTCTCGTGCTTCTTCAAGCTCTACCGCATAGTCATTACCGTTCATTTTCAGACGGCCTCTTTTGCATAAAATTTACTGACGCCTTCCTCGAAACGCTCTTCCACCAAGCCTTCCTCAATCAGCGTATCAATATCGCGGCGGGCAAAAATCCAGCCGCTCCACTTCTGCTTTCCATAAACCTCATTGGCAACACCGGTCGATGTGCAACCCGGATGCGTCCGAATGTGTGATAGAACCTGTTCTTTTTCGTTCATAGTCAATACCGTAAAAAAGCCGTCTGAATTTCAGACGGCCTGAATCAATAATCGGTAACGAAGTTACCGCCCTTACGGCGTCTGGTTGCCGCAAAACCGCTGCCGCTGTCCGCCTTCGTTTTTTCCTGTACCTGTTCGACGGGTTTCGGTTCGACAAACAGTTCCGACTGCAACAGCGCGTTTTCGTATAACGCCCATTTTGCCGCCGACATGGTATGCGTGCCGACCGAGCGGGCGGCGTGCAGGGCATAGACTTCGCAGTCCAATGCCTCGTTTCGTACGCCGACCTTCTTCTGCCAAACCTTTTTGTGCTTGTTCACGCGGCTGGGTACTTTGACTTCGCTCAACAACTGGCCGCAGTAATCGGCGCGGACATCTTTGTAAAAGTGCATCCGCCCTGCCCCGCTTCCTTCCAGATTGATGCGCGCATGCTCGTCTATCAGCAAGTCCTTCGCCCGCGATACGCCGACGCTGTACACCTGCACGCCGAATTTGTCGGCCTTGGTGTTTTTGTGCTTCAAGTCAATCGCCCGCGCCCGACTGAAAATCTCTTTATCGGGGTTGGTGCTGCCCTTGACCGCCATCACATTCACCGCTTTTACGCCACGGCAGCCGCGCACAAAGTGATACACCGCGTCGGAGGTATTGCCGTCCGAACTGTCTATCGATACCGCCGCGATTTTCATTCCCGCGCCGGTTTCGTGTTTGTAGGCCGTCTGAAAAATCATCTCGGCCAGTTTGCGCCACACGTCGGATTTGACGTCCACCGTGTTGCCGTGGATTTCGCCCCACCAAACCAGCCAGCTTTCCTCGCCGCGCCCCCATGCGCGGATGATGACGGCCAGCCGGTCATGTTGCACGTCCACGCCCATAGTCAGAATCAGACCGCCGCGCGGAACGGTGTTTTCGGCGTAGTCTTCGCCGCGTTCTGCCAGTTCGTCTTCCTTCACGCCGTCGTTAGTCATCTCGAACGGGATTCCGATAGACGAATTAACGAAGGCAATCATCGGCGATATATCGCCGTTGTCCGCTTCGTATTGCGCGGTCAACCATTTTTTCATCAGTTCGGAAAACACACTGCCGGGGAACGGGCTGTATAGCTCGTTCAGGTAAAAACCTGCCGTGCC